GTTCGTTCCTGCAGATGATTTAATTGTTCCGTACACAGCTACCTCATTAGATGATGCGGAAGCAATTATTCATCGTGTAAAAATTTCTGAAAACGAATTACGTAAACAACAAATTGCAGGTTTTTATAGAGACATAGATTTAGGAAAACCGCAAGATAAAGAAACTGATGTGGAGAAAAAAGAAAGAGAATTAGAAGGTGTTTCAAAAACTAGAAATGAAGATGTATACACTTTATTAGAATGCCACATTAATTTAGATTTAGAAGGATTTGAAGATATAAATATAGAAACTGAAGAGCCATCAGGAATTAAATTACCTTATATTGTAACATTAGAAGAAGGTTCACATGAAATATTAGCTGTTAGAAGGAATTATGAACCAGGTGATTTACTAAAGAAAAAAGTACAATACTTTGTGCATTTTAAATTTTTACCAGGTTTAGGTTTTTATGGTTTCGGTCTAATTCACATGATTGGTGGATTATCAAGAACAGCGACCGCAGCTTTAAGACAACTCTTAGATGCGGGAACGTTATCTAATCTACCAGCTGGATTTAAACAAAGAGGAATTAGAATTAGAGATGATGCACAATCTATTCAACCAGGAGAGTTTAGAGATGTAGATGCACCAGGTGGAAATTTAAGAGATTCATTTATGATGTTACCATTTAAAGAACCTTCACAAACATTATTACAATTAATGGGAGTGGTTGTTTCTGCAGGTCAAAGATTTGCATCGATTGCAGATTTACAAGTTGGTGATGGTAATCAACAAGCAGCAGTTGGAACTACAGTTGCCTTATTAGAACGTGGTTCAAGAACCATGTCAGCAATTCATAAAAGAATTTACTCAGCTCTTAAGAATGAATTCAAACTTTTGGCTAGAGTATTCAAGTTATATCTACCTCAAGAGTATCCATATGATGTGGTTGGGGGTCAAAGAATGATTAAACAAGCAGACTTTGATGATAGAGTAGATATATTGCCAGTTGCTGACCCTAACATTTTCTCACAGACACAGCGTATCTCACTTGCGCAAACGGAACTCCAACTGGCAACCTCAAATCCACAAATGCATAATATGTATCAAGCATACAGAAATATGTATGAAGCTTTAGGTGTAAAAAATATTGATAGTCTTTTAATCAAACCACAACCACCAGTTCCTCAGGATCCTGCGTTAGAACATATTGCAGCTTTAAGTGGAGCACAGTTTCAAGCTTTTCCTGGTCAAGATCATAGAGCACATATGACTGCTCATTTAAATTTTATGGAAACAAATATGGCAAGAAATAATCCAATGATTATTGCTTCATTACAAAAAAATATTTTTGAACACATTAGTTTAATGGCTCAAGAACAAGTTGAATTAGAATTTAGAGATGAATTAATGCAGTTACAACAAATGCAAATGTTAATGCAACAGAATCCACAAATGGCTCAACAGATGCAAATGCAAGTAATGCAAATTCAACAACAGATTGAAGGTAGAAAAGCAGTATTAATTGCTGAAATGACAGAAGAATTTATGGAAGAAGAGAAAAAAATTACTTCACAATTTGATAATGATCCAATTGCTAAGTTAAGAGCAAGAGAATTAGACCTTAGAGCAATGGAAAATGATCGAAAAGAACGTGAAGGTAAGGACAGAATGGATCTTGATAAAATGAAAGCAATGATGAATCAACAAAATCATGATGAAAAACTAGAACAGAATGAAGAATTGGCAAAACTAAGAGCTGATACATCAATTGAAAAAACAATTTTAGGTAAAACACTTCCAAATGTTGATTCTATGATGAATAATCAAGCTCCAATGATGCCAAAAGTAAGAATTTTTAGAGGAGGAAACTAAACAATGATAAATAAAATGACAAAATCAGAAAAAAAGGTTAAAAAAGTCATGAGGGAATTCAAAAAAGGTGAATTACCTATAGGTAAGTCGAAGAAAAAAGTAAAATCGCGTAAACAAGCGATTGCAATTGCTTTATCTGAGGCTGGAAAATCAAAAACAAGGAGATAATATGAAAAAACTAAATAAAATAGTTAATATTAAGTCTGAAAAAATGAAAGTTGAGATTGATCCAAGATCAAAGACTTCTGCAGACAAGGCTTTTAGCGGTATTGCAGTTCCTGAAGAAGTAGAAGTAAGAGGAACTAAAAGAATGTTAAAAGAAAAATCAAAAAAAGCTAAGTGGTATTAATAAAAAATGTTCCCGTGGAGTTTAATAGGTACTGCACTTAAGACTGGCGCTGAGATCTACAAGAATAAAAAGAAATCTGAGATCATTATGTCAGAAGCACAGATTGTACATGCTGAAAGAATGAAACGAGGAGAGATTGAGTACAGCGGACAGATTGCTCAAAACCAAAAAGGAGACTGGAAGGACGAATTTATTTTATTAATTCTCTCATCACCTCTGTTTCTGCTTGCATATTCTGTTTTTGCAGAAGATGAAGAGATTGGTCAAAAATTAGACCTGTATTTTGAAAAATTACAAACTATGCCATGGTGGATAATTTCATTATGGGTAGCTGTAGTCGGAGCTGTATATGGAATTAAAGCTACGGAACTAAAACATTTAGGAGGAAAAAAATAATGTCGAATAGAAGATGGAATAAACAAACTAGAAAAAATTTTTTATCAGGTGGTCAAGTTAAACTTGATGTAGATAAAGATGGAAAAATAACTGGTAGAGATTTTAAAATGTTAAAATCAAAAAAGAAAAAAGAGAAAAAGAATGGCTAAACTTTGTGCAAAAGGAAAAGCAGCTGCGAAAAGAAAATTCAAAGTATATCCTTCTGCATATGCTAATATGTATGGTTCAGCAGTTTGTTCTGGTAAAATAAAACCAGGTGGAAGAAAAAAAGCTAAAGACGGTGGAATGATGAGAGCCGGTTTAGCTAGAAGGAAAAGATGTGCGTAGTTATTATTCAGAAGGTGGTTTAAGAAAATGGGTAGCGGAAAAATGGGTAGACATTGGAGCTCCAAAGAAGAATGGGAAATATCAACCGTGCGGGAGATCAAAAGGGAGCAAGAGAGCGTATCCAAAATGCGTCCCACTTGCAAAAGCCACACGGATGACAAAGTCGCAAAAGGCGAGTGCTGTCAGACGAAAACGTGCAGTCCAAAACACTGGCCCTAAACCAAAGAATGTAAAAACATATGTTTAGAAAACAATTTCAAAAAGGTACACCTAAAATTTTTAATCAATTGGAACAAAACGTTCCTTATCCAAAAGCACATTCTACACAAAGAAGAGGTTTTAGATCAGGAACTAAATCACCTGCATGGCAAAGAAAAGAAGGTAAATCTGAGTCTGGTGGATTAAATAGAAAAGGCATTGCATCTTACAGAAGAGCAAATCCTGGTTCTAAATTATCTATGGCAGTAACTACTAAACCATCTAAATTAAAGAAAGGTTCTAAAGCTGCTAATCGTAGAAAATCATTTTGTGCCAGAATGTCTGGAATGAAAAAAAGATTAACTTCTGCAAAAACAGCAAGAGATCCAAATTCAAGAATTAATAAATCATTAAGAAAGTGGAACTGCTAATGTTTGATAGATTTATGTATAAATTTTTAGATAAGATTGATAATTTTTTTTCTTTCATTGAAACTTATGCAGTTAAAATAACTTCATGGTTATGGGAAAAAAGAGTTAAAATTTTAAAACGAAAAAGAAAGGTAAAATAACTAATGTTAGATGAAGAATTAATTATTATTAGTAAATTACAGAAATATTTAAAAAATAATTACCAAGCTATCGGAGAAAGTATGATTGGCGGAGGTATTGACAATATGGAAAAATACAAGTATATGATTGGCAAAGCGCATGCATATGCGACAATTTTACAGGAAATCTCTAACCTGCTACAACCAAAGGAGCAAAATGATACTGAAAGAGAATACGACCAAACCAACATTGTCCAATTCGGACAACCAGAAGATTAAACCAGCACTTCTAAATAAATACGAAGAAATTCATAAAGAAGAAGTTGATGGCTATGAACGTTTAAAAACAAAAGAATCAGATAAATTACCTAGACCAACTGGATGGAGAATAGTTGTTCTTCCTTTTAAAATGAAGGAGAAAACTAAAGGTGGATTATATCTAGGACAAGAAACTTTAGAAAGACAACAGGTTGGATCAACTTGTGGTTTAGTTCTTGCCATGGGTCCACATTGTTATGATAAAGAAAAATTTCCAGAAGGTCCTTGGTGTAAAAAAGGGGACTGGGTAATTTTTGCAAGATATGCTGGATCAAGAATCCAGATAGATGGTGGGGAAGTAAGACTGCTAAATGATGATGAAGTTTTAGCAACCATCGATAACCCTGAAGATATACTTCATCAATACTAACATAGAAGGAGATAAACTATGCCCGAAGAAAATAAAATGGTTGATATAGATACATCTGGTCCAGAAGTTGATGTAGAATTAGAAAATGAATCTACAGAAAATGAAAAACCAGAATCATCTGTTGAAGATAAAACGTTTGAGAACGAACGTGAAATCAAAGTAGAAGAACAAGAAAAAGAAGAAAAGAAAGTAGAGTCAAAAGACTCAGATAAGAAAGATGAATTAGAAAATGAAAATGAAAAAGATAAAGAGTTAGATGAATATTCTAAAAGTGTAAGAAAAAGAATAGAGAAGCTAACAGGAAAATGGAGAGAAGCTGAAAGACAAAAAAATGAAGCTTTAAGTTATGCTGAGAAAATGATTTTAGCTAAACAAAGAGCTGAATCTAGAATCCAGAAGCTTGAACCAGGATACCTGAAGTCTACAGAAGATAGCATTACAGCAGGACTTCAAGCAGCAAAAGCTCAATTAGCTGCAGCAAGAGAATCACAAGATTTAGCCGCTGAATCAGAAGCCTTGACTCTTATATCTGAATTAGGTTATAAAAGAGCTAGATTTGCTGAAGCTAAAGAAGCTCAGGCAGAATACAATAAAAGACAAGAATCTTTAAGGTCTTCTGATATTAATCTACAAAGACAACCTGTTTCTCAACAAGCTATACCAGATCCTAAAGCTGAGGAGTGGGCTAGTAAAAACTCATGGTTTGGACAAGATTCTGCTATGACTTATACTGCTTTTGATTTACACAAAAAACTTACAGAGGAAGAAGGTTATGATCCTCAATCAGATGAATATTATTCTGAAATTGATAAGAGAATAAGACTTGAATTTCCTCATAAATTTGGTAAAAAGGAATCTAAGGAAACGACCAAGCCTATACAGACAGTAGCTTCGGCTAAAAGAAGTACAAAAAATGGTCGCAAAACTGTGACACTCACACCGTCTCAGGTAGCAATCGCTAAAAAATTAGGTGTGCCACTTGAAGAATATGCGAAACATTTAAACACGAAGGAGGTATAAGCATATGGAAAATAATAACGATCAAAGAACCTCGCGTGCGAGTCAAACAAGGGAGAAGCAAAGCAAACCCAAAGTTTGGTCTCCACCATCATCTTTAGATGCACCACCTGCGCCTACAGGATTCAGGCATAGATGGATAAGAGCAGAATCATTAGGATTCCAAGATACTAAGAATATCGCTGGAAGAATAAGATCTGGATATGAATTAGTTAGAGCTGATGAATACCCGGATGCAGACTATCCAATTGTCGAAGACGGAAAATACGCAGGAGTAATCGGAGTTGGTGGCCTTGTGCTGGCAAGGGTACCGGAAGAGATCGCTAAACAACGATCTGAGTATTA